ACAAACGATACGAAGTGGCACGTCTTTCCGACTAGGAGGTATTTCATCGCCGCGACGCCATTGCCGATTGTCGGCGGTGGCCCGGCTAACGAGCCCCAACTCCCCGGCACGGCGGCCCACGCCGCGTAAATCGGGTTTACAAACGCGTCGATTTGGTTATAGAGCAGTGTCTTCTCGGCATTGTTAATGATCGTGCCTGTCATGCCGGAGCCGTCATCATCTACCCACGGCGTTCGTGTTATCGGCATAAGCTTGCTATCCCCTCACCTGCCGCAGTAAGTCGTCAAATGTATAGCGGTCAGACGATGCCACGGCATCGTAGACCGGCCGGCCTGTTGTGCCCATCCAACTAATCGTGACGTCTTGAATTTTCACGGTGGCGCTGTAGTCGGTCGGCGCAGGGATGTTAACCGTGACGGTCGGCCCCGAGCGCGTCAGCGGATCGCGCGAGCGATAGCGCACCGTGACAATGGCCGTCTTGCGCTGCGCGATCAACGCGGCCGCCTGCGAGAACGCTTCGCGCTCCGAGATGCGTTGATCGGTCAGCGTCGCTTCGGCGATTCCGTCGCCGCCGCGAGCCGCCGCGAGCGCCGCCACCGCGTCATTGTCGGTGACAATCGCAAGCACGTTGACCTGATCGCCGGCTGCAATCGCCGACCGTATCGCGCCCGCACCGCTCGCCGGAATGCCCGTCAGGGCCACGACGACCATGACGGCCGAGCCGAACTGGACGCTCGCGACGAGCGCGCCCGCGCCCGCGGCAGGAATGCCGGTCAAGGTGTTGCCACTGACGCCGGTGTAGCGAACGAATTGCGAGCCGCCGACTTTGACCCAGCCACCCGCGACCGTGAACGGGCTCGCGCTCGCCACCGGCAACGTCGGCGATCCAGCGTTCACTTGCCCCTGCGGCTGACCAATCGCGGACGTATCGCCACCAGGCTCGCCCGGTCGCCCCGAGAGCGCGCTGTCGGCGACGACGTCGAGGTAAGTCGTCGTGACGTTGTCTGCAATCGTTACCACGAGCACGCGCGTGGTCCCATTCGCGACCGACCGATACACTTTGCGCTGCGTCACCGCCGCAGGGCCTGCGGCAATGCCGGAAAGCTGCATTGCATTAATCCCGGTGCGAGAGGCCCAAGGCACCGTCGGCGCGTTGCCTGACGCCGGCCCATACATGGGCGCCGTCTTCGTCGACGCTTCTTCGGTCGCGAGGCCGAAGTATTGGCACGACCCGCCGCATTCATACCAGCCGCTCCAGACGCTCCCATTCCAGGTCCGCACGACCGGCACCGCAAAATTGCACCACGACGCAGAGCCGACCGGCCGCGCCGGAAACACGCCGACGGGCACCGCGACCGCTTCGCTCGACGCGCTGCCAAACCGTTGCAGCACGGTCTGTATGGGCGGGCCCTCCAGCGAGAAGACTTCACCCGCGGTGAGGTTCGACATCGTGCCCGTTTTGTAGACGTAGGCGAATTGGACCGAGGCGCCAATCGAAAACCCAATCGCGTGATTTGGAGAGACGCCTTGCGTGGTGTCGTGCCACACCGACACGAGCGCGGCCGTCGGCGCCGGCAGCAGCCCCGGCGCGTTGAGCGCCGCCACCGGGCCCACGCGCGTTTCGCCCGTCGCTGTCACCCACGAATACGTATACGAATACAGGCCCGCGCCGAGGCCTGCGCCGGCCTGCACGGTCGCGGCGCCCGTCATCGCGACGCTCGGCGCCGCGCCCGGTCCCACCATCGAGCCACCGCCCGCGGCGCCGTTCACGCCGGTGTAGCGAACGCGCTGCGGCCCGATGCGTAGCCAGCCACCCGCGCCGTTATACCAACTCGGATCTTCAACCACGATGCTCGCGTCACCAGGTGCCGCCGGGGTCGCGGCTGACGCGCCACCGCCGACGACATACGCGCGCGTCACGACCCGCGAGTAGTCGCGCACGGCAGACACCGACAGCAATGTCGGATTGCCGGGTGTCAACGCAGAGGGTGTCGGCGCCGGGTCATTGAGCCATAGCCCGATCACCTTCTGGTAGTCGACGCTCGCATAGCCGCCGACCCGATTGGCGAGGCGCGTCAGCGCGTCCATAAGCGGCACGTCCGTAAACGTGATGTCTTCGAGCAGTGGCAGCCCGTCAACGATGTTCGCGGCCGAGAAGCCGGGCGGCGCCCACTCCGACACTAGAGCGCGCGCGATGGCGCTCGCCGACATGCTGCGATACTGCGCGGTGACGGTGCGCCCATTCAGCAGCCACCCGTAGTCGGTGCACTCGACGTCGTAAAGGATGTTGATCGGATTTTGCACCGCATAGCGTTGCGTCACGCGGATCGCGTGGCCCGCGAACATCAGCGGCCCATTCTTAGTGCCGGCGCGAATGAGCACCTCGGCGCCCGCGACGGGCCGCGCGCCATGCACGGTGAACATCGCGGTATTTGGCACTTCGTTTTGTTGGTCGTGGATGCGGATGCCGGCGTGCAGCACGTGCGGATCGTTATCGCCGCCCGCAGGCACGCCACCAATCGTGATAAAGGCCCGCGGCGGAATGTAGCCCGAGCGGCCTGCGCCGCTGCGCAGCACGCCCGAGAGCGCATACATCCGCGCTTTTTGGCTGCCGCTGATCATCCGCCGAGCCCCGAGCGCGAGAGCCGCCCCATCACCGCATTGCCGACGATGCCGGCGAGCTGATCGAGCGCCGTCGGGTCATCCATGATCGGATAGTTGAACGTCGCGTTCACCATCACGCCCCCGGCGCCCTGCTGCCACGGCGTATTCCACGGGATGGTGGATTGCGTCATGTTGCCTTTGCTCAGGCCGATGAATGAGCCGGGCCGCCGCGCCGCGGCTTCGAGCGATTCGAGCGTGGGGAACATGTTTTGAGACAGGATGCCGCCACCGGCGACGTTCGCGGTCTCGGTCAGCCGCGAGACCTTCTCGGTCGCGGTTTGGATCGCCGCGCCGGCTTGCTCGGCGGCGCCTTTCACCGACGTCAGCGACGCCTCGGCGGCCGCCTGCCAGGTTGCGAGCGTTTCTTGCGCCGCCTGCGCCTCTTGCCGCAATTGGTCGAGGCGCGCCTGCGTGTATTGGTCCGCGTGCGCCTGCGCGAACGCATACGCCTTTTGCGCTTCGGTCGCGAGGTTCTCGTAATAGGCGCGGGTTGTTTTGTCGGCGATCAAGGTCGCTTGATCGGCCTGCTGCTGCGCGAGCACTTTGGCGGTCAGGGCTTCGGCTTCGTCGTAGATCGCGTCCGTTATCGCGAGCACCGACTCGAAGGCCGCATCATTGACCGCTCGCTCCTCGGCGCGCGCTTGCACGACCGCGTCGATCTGCGTCGCGGTCAGCCCGTAGGCCGCGGCGAGGTCGCGCTGTGCGACCCCGGCGTCGAGATAAAACTTGATCGCCTCCACGGTGCTGCCGTTGATCTCCAGCACCACATCGCGCCAGCCCTCGCCCGCGGTGCGCAGGGTGTCGGTCGCTTCCTGCCACTTGGCATACGCGCGCGTCGCTTCCTCGACGACCTTATTGGTCACCGTCAGGTCTTCTTTAAGCTGCCGCTGCTCGGTCGCGAGATCCGCGGACGAGATCGTGATCTCTTTCAGCGGCGCCGGCAGGGCCGACGCGGCCGCGGTCAAGGCCTGCACCGTCGGCAGGTTTTCGGTCGTGGCTTCGGTGAACGTCCGCACGTTCGCGGCGACGGTGCCGACCGACTCGGTAAATTCGGCGATGCCGGCCGCGAGCAGTTCGCCCGCGAGCACCTTCACTTCCTGATACGCGCGCTGCACCTTCGAGCCGAAATCGTCGAGCGCCTTTGACGCCGTGCCCGACAGGATGGTGGCCGCCTCGCCCACTTCGCGCATCCCTGCGGCGACGCCGGGCAGCAATTCCTTCCAGTTTTTGCCGAGCAGTTCAGCGGCCCGCGCGGCGCGCTCGGTCGGGTCTTCGATCTGATTCAGCGCGTCGGAAATCGCGAGCAGCGCATCGTAAGTGCTGCCGGTTTTCAGGTCGTCGAAGCTGAGGCCCACCTTTTTCAGCGCCGCCGCGAGACCGGGGTCGTTCTCGCCAAACGCTTTCGCGAGGTTCTGCACGGTGTTGGTCAGCGCGCTGAGCGGCGTATTCGTCTGCCCGGCAATGTGCATGAGCCGTTGCACTTCGTCGGCGGTCAGCCCGGTTTTGGTGCGCATCTGCTCGATGTCGCCGCCGAGCGCGACGATAGATTTTCCGAACGCGACGACCGCGCCGACCGAGAACGCGCCGGTGACCATTGCGCCGAGCGGGCTGAGATAACTGGTCAGGAGCGACGTCGCGTCAGCCGCCTCCTTAGCCGCGGGCTTGATCTGATTCAGGCCGGCCGGCGACATCGACACCGGCGACAAGGCCGACGCGGCCGCGTCGCCTGCGGCTTTCATGCGGGCAAGCTGCGCCTCGGCTTCCTTACCGCCCTCGACGAAATCGTCGAAGTCTGCGAGCAGTTGCCCTTCCATCGCCATCGGTTCACTCCCTCATCGCTGCGCGGCGGCGACGTCTTCGGCGAGCAAGGTTTCACAGAGCACGTCGTAAACGTCGGGGTCGAGTTCGGTCACCCACTCGTAACGCCACCCGCACCGACGAGCGACGGCAAGGTCGGAGACGATGCGGTCTCGCCAGTGGGGATCGTTTTTTTTTGCGCGGCGCGGCGCGCCAGGATGGCGGCCTCGTGCGCGTCAATCGCCGTCGCGATCTCTTTGAAATCTTCCGGCTTCATATGGTCGAGCACGTCGGCGAGGTCATCCGGGCTCAGCCCCGCGATAGGCATGTCATCGTCTTTGAGGTGCCAGTCGACGAGGAACGCGACGACGGTCGCCGTTGAGACCGCCATCAGGTCGACATGGTGCGAGCCGTCTTCCTTCACGCGATACATGCGCGTCCACCGGGCGCGCGCCTGCCCGGCGTTCAACTGCGCGCGCACGATCAATTGATCGCCGTTCTCGAGAGTGAGCGTGACGTTGGACGGCTGCACGAAACGAGACATCGAAACCCTTTCAGGCGTGCGGTGGACCGAGTTCGGCGACGACCCGGTCGGCGGTGAACGTCAGCGAGCGCACCGGCCAGCACCAGAACCCGCCCTTTTTCGGCGCGGTGAAGCCGAGCCCGCGCTGTCGCACCAGAAATGTCGACTTCCAGGTCACCGCGGCCGACAACCGCCACGCACTGCCGGCGCCCGCGGCAATCGTCCACGGACCCAGTCGGGCGGCCGTCTCGGTGCCCAAGAGCAGCGAGCCGGCCGTGCCCGTCACGGTGATCTTGTGGAAGTTATCCACCCGTCGTCAGGCGGCGACGGCCGGCGCCGGTGCCGCGCCTGCGACCCACGCGCTCCCGTTCCAGTGCGCCTTGACGTGGTCGGCGATCTCGACATACTGCCCGGCCGTCCACGCGGCGGCATTGGTCGGCGCGCCTTTCGCCTGCAGCGCCGCGAGATCGCGCGGCAGCGTGACCGACGAGGGGAACCGCGCCGGCGTGCCGCCGACGATGCTGCGAAACGCGCTCGCGGTTTCGTCGTGGTTCTCGGGGCCTTCCCACGAGTCGGCCGCGCGGAAATTGCCGGTGACCTTCGGCGCCTGCAGCGACGCATCTATCGACGCATCGAGATACGCGCCGCCCTTCCAGTAGAACTCGGGCTCGTTTTTGTTGGGCACGAGCTTCAAGGTGCCGGGCGCCGTCGCGCGGGTCGCTTGAAAGAGCGCCAGCTCCGCGGAGTTCCAGAATCCCGAGAACGTGCCGCTGATATCGGGCAGGCCCGGAATGTAGACCTTGTTTTTGTCACCGAACGACGTCACCTCCTCGTAGTCGGTGGCAAAGGAAGCTTTCCACGCGTTGAGCGAAATGATCTCCGCTTCGACCGGCGTGGGCACTGCCGTCGTCGGCGCCGGGGTCCAAAGCACCTGACCGTCTCGACCTGAAAGAATCATGAGCGTCTCTCCTCCGCGTCACTTCGACGCAAACAGTTCATACATGCCGCCCCGGCGATACCAGCGGATCGAGGCGTCGTCAGGGTCGCCCTCGGCCGGCAGGCGCACGCGTTCGATGCGCGCGACGGTGACGCGAGGAAAGCCGACGACGGGCAACGT